TGGAAGACATCACAATACATCGTGCATTATTACAACCCATACAGCATGTAATGGCAAAGATACAAAAATTATTTTAAATGAAGCACACAGCATCACAATTTTCCCTAATGGTCTCGGTAATCGTTCATTAAAATATTTGTTAGACTCATATCTGGGTTTAGACAAAATACAATGTAAAAAGATTAAAAAACTAAAATCTCGATGGGTTAGCATTGTTAAAACTTTTCCAATGTCAATAATAAGTCAAAAAGATGCTTACACCGTCAAAATAGAAGAATAAACATTTTAAAATTTATAAAATATTAAAACTAATATTTTATAAAAATCTGGGCGTGATGTCTGTTTTTAAAAGTATAAAAGAATAAGAGAAAAGACCCAATTTTACATTAAATATTTTGTCATTGATGCACTGACAAATGGATTGTATCTTGTTTTTAAAGGAATAAAACCAGACCCAACTAATAAAGGATATTCATTTATAGGATTTGGGGCAATTCTATTTGTTTCTCTACCAACACCAATTCCACCAGCATATCTTTTAATATCTAAATTGATTACACCGAATAATCCATCTAATGTTTCTGTTAATTTTGAAAATACCTTATCTAAGAAATTATAAAATGTTTTAATAGTTGTAGTTGTGGCGGTATCTTCTATTTTTTTTAAAATATTTTCAAAATCTTTAATAGTTTTACTATTAACAAAACTATCCATTTTAATTTTTGGAATATATGATAAATTAGGACTAATATTTTCTTCCCATATGTCCTGTGCTTTATATAATTGGTTAATAATAGCAGTAATTAATGTAATTAAATAATTTTCAGTTATAACTCCTTTTTTACCACTTGATATAACTGCTTCTAAATCTGTGTCTGGGTCAATATCGCCTGAATCATCTGAATCACTATCAAATGATGCTACTCTTGCTACTGGATTATATCCCAACATGGGGGTGTCTTCATTACCACTTCCTTCATCCTCACTTCCTGTTAATTCAGATGCATCAGGTGGTGCTCTCCATCTTCTAATTGCATCATCTTGTTCCCTTATTTGTACTGGGTCTTGGTCTGGGTCTCCTCCGAAAATATCAGGATAATTAGGTCTTTCTGTAAATCTGGGTGCTTCTTCTGCAAATGCTTCTAATGCTTCATTTCCATGTTCTAATCTATATTCATCATCTGCTTCATCATCTTCATCTTCATCATATGCCACTGATGCTTTACCACTTGGTGCTTTAATAAATACAGATTCTTTAGGTTTATAATCATCAACTAATTTTAAAATTTTTGGGGCAAATTGTGTATTTTGTAATTTCATCGTATCAACTAAATCCCATTTCCTTATTATTATTCTATCTTCTTTTGAAATCTTAGTTTTAGCGGGTTTATCTCTATATTCGGCGATTATATAATCTCTTGCTTCATTAGCATCATTAAAATCACTCCATTTAACACCGCCTCTATATCTATACATGCCACTGCCTTGAACTGCTTGAGTTGTTAAATATGTATCGACATTGTTTAATCCTAATGTAATAGTTTTTATTAAACTTGTAAATTCATTTAAATTATTAACTACTTCGCTTTTGGGTTTTGATTTCTGACCTTGTTGAAAAGGTGTTATCGTTTTATCACCTTGAGGAAATGAAGAAAATGAAGAAGTTGAAACCTCAGAAGGATTAATTTTTTTGTTATATGTTGCTATAACTCTTTTAGATGCTCCGAAAATACTATTGGGGTTATTATCGTAATTTGTCATTTTACTTGTCATTATATATATATTATATAAATATTTTAATAAAAATTTATATAATAATTTCTAAATAATAATTTTTAAAAAAGTCCATTTTCTTTAATAAATTTTGATGCTGGACCTAATTTTAAACCGTGTTCTCTCATTACTTTCTTAATTAATTCGCCTCTCGCTGTGCTTCCTCTATTACCACCTTTTGCCACGGTTGGGGGGTATAATTCACCAGCACCTATAATTTTACCAACTGCTTTATCAGTTAATGCTTTAAAAATGGGTTTTGCTACAGGTTTAACTAATTTACCGATTTTATTAAAATCTTTAACAAATTTATTCACTGAATATTTACCTCCAGAAATTCCGGCACCTTCCATATCACTATAATCACCAAAATAATCACCACCACTAATACCAGCACCTTGCATATCTAAAAGTGGGGTTTTTCTGGGTCTTCCTCTGGGTCTTTTACCAGCACCAATGATTTTAGAGACTGCTTTATCAGTTAATGCTTTAATAATAGGTTTGGCAACGGGTTTTACTAATTTACCAATTTTATTAAAATCACGAGCAAACTTATTCACTGAATATTTACCTCCAGAAACACCCCCGCCATTTGTTGCTTCATATTCGCCATAGTTTTGATAATCACCGCCAGAATATCCAGCACCCACAATTTTAGATACTGCTTTATTTGTCAATGCTTTAATAATTGGTTTGGCGACAGGTTTAACTAATTTACCAATTTTATTAAAATCTCTAACAAATTTATTAACTGAATATTTACCCCCTGAAATTCCAGAACCTTCTAAACCATCGTCAGTATCGTAAATAGAAGGGTTAAACATCAAAGAATTTGATGGAATTAAAGTAGCAGGGTCTTGAGAGTATGCAGTAAATCCTTGTTGAGGGTGGTCTCTTACTCTTTTTCCACCATATAAATGACCTGTAGAAAGGGCGTAAGGTTGTGCGGTAGTTTGAATATATCTTTCGACATTTTTATTGAGTTCGTCAGCAATTAAACGGTTATATGACATCATTATATATATATATTATAAACATATAAAATAATTAATAAATAAATTAAAATAATTAATTTATTTATATATTTTTATTTGGGCGTGTTGTATTTCTTTATAAACTATTTATTTGGAACATTACACCCTAAATATTAATTTACATTAAATGTCTTGAAAGTCTGTGTCTTCCACCTGAAACACCACCACCAGAAACACCACCGCCACTAATTCCAGAACCTTGTAATGCTTCTTTTGCTTCTGCTATATCGCCTTTTCTTGCTCTGTAATATTTACCAACTTTACCTAAAGCGGACAATGCCATATTTGATAATTTACCACCAACTAATCTTTGGTGATGATTCCAATCGAGCATGGGTGCTTGTTCTTTAGTTCTGAGAGTGGTCTGTTTATCAAGGAGAGCGGTATAAATTACAGATGTCCCTTGTGAAGTGACGAAGAGTCCATCGTTTTTGCAGATGCAAATAATTTCGGGACTGAAATTGTACCCGTATTGGTTTCTTACAGTAATATTGAACTGGAGAGAAAATTGACCGAGAGACCCGCCAGTAAGGAATGAAGGCATTGAGAAATCGAGAGCAGGATTGAGAACGAGTAAAGAACCAGTACCACCAACTTTTGAAACATTACCTTGAGTAACACCAGCAACAGAAATATTATTAACTGCACCATTCCACTCGTAATAAGATTGATTATTTCCATTAATTTTTGAAATTTGGAACAGGTCCTGTTTTGTACTTGATGCAAGGAGACCACTTTGAGAATTAAAATTGACAGAAATGTTTTCAATCTCGAGGAAAGACGAAGTATTAGCAATGCCTTGGTCGGACATGGGTACTCTTACCGCTATTAGTAAAAGTGAAGGTACTTGATTCAATTGGATATTTTGAGATGTTAAAGTCATAGTTTTACCTGTCTCGATGATATTAGAACTGTTAAAACTTGTTAAATATCTTGGGAAGTCGCTGTATCCACAAATATTTTTGCTACTTAGACGACTATATTGTTCTGGTTGTAAAGTTTGGAAATTAAATAACAATCTGGTAGCAGAAAATGCAGGAATGGCAACACCTCCTTGAGGAGTAAATCCTAAAGAAATACCGGTAATACAGGTTGGAACAATAGACCCAGCAGTAATAGGTGAAACACCACCAGCGGTAATAGTAGTTTTAGCAGTACCCATTAATCTTTTACATGTTGAATCGATGTTGCAAACAATAGACATGTTATTTATACCCATCAACCCCGCACTTGACATGGGACAGGTATTTAGGAATGGTGATAATGCAATAAATGGTTCTGTAGCAGTGAATCTAACACCGACTTTCCATGTATTATTAGCACCAGAAGAAACGAGAGATGAATCAGTATAAACACCGGCGACATATCTCTCTACTGTAAGGGTACAAGGGAAAGAACCACGAGGTTGAAAATATGAATCATATCCATTATTATTATAAGATGCTAAAGGATTTGAATTTGAATTTGAAGGGACAGCACCAGTAGAAACAGCATCTTGATATTGGGCGTATGCTTGGTCGGTATATGATGGTGTCATGCTATTATAAGAACTAAGTTTTCGGGGGTCGTTCATTCTTAACAATTCGGGGAGCACATCTTGAAGATTGGTTGATGTACTAACATTATTAATTTGTGCTTGGATGGTAGTCATTAAAGATTGAATGGGGAAAGCATTAAGTGCTTCAGTAAGACCCCAATTTAAAAAAGTATCTCCGACGGTAGGAACATTGCCACCAGTAATAGTGAATGCGACATCAGATGCCATATAAACTTCACGATTGATAACAATTGCTTCAGATGGTACTTGAATATTAAAGACAATTTGAGATGATGAAGCAGAAATTGCTTGAAATTGGGTGTAGGTTGAAAGTGCAGGACCAGCGAGAACCCCAAAGGTTTCTTGGTCGGTTATATCACTAATAATTGAAGATTCAATAAGTGCGGTTTTAAAATCAGGAGATGACGACATTTATATATAATAGTAATATATAAAAAAATTTATACAAAACATTTTTTTATTAAATTAATACATTTTATATAAAATTTTCTATAATAAATTTTATATAAATATTTCTAAATAATTTTTTTTACTTAAATAATTTTAAGTTTGAAATTTTGCTTTCTTTCTAAATAAAACTTTTATAGTGGCACATGCCCCAGAACTTAAATAAAATGGAATTAAAGCACCTGTTTTATCTTTCCAAAAAACGCTTATATCAAAAGTATTAAGTGGTCTATTACTTATTAATTCAATCATTCTATACTCTGCTTGAGGGACATACACTAATTGAGGTTTATACAGTGCGTCTGTTGCCACAAAATCAGTGATTGTTTGAGCGATTAAACTATTATTTCCATTATTTCCTAAAATACCACTTGCATTATATAACACTGGAGTAGAGATTTGATTACTAACAATAGGAAGGGTTTGAGATGTAAAAACTATAGAAGTTATAGGACACCACAATGTGATAGTTGAAAATTCTTGAAACACTTGGATAGCATTATAAGTAGGAGCGTAAGGTGGATATTGTATAACATTACTTAACTGAAAAGAATTTGTAATAATTTGAGTATTTAATCCTAAATTAGAAACTATAGATAATAGTTTAACGGGAAAACTACTAAATAGAATAGATAAAGGAGTATTAAAAAATATTCCTATTTGATTAGATGGGTTAGCAGTGTTATAAGCGAGTAAATCACAGTTAATAATAGCAGTGTTATTCGTTGTATCAAAAGACATGACGGGAGCGTGAATTGTAGGCAAAACAAGACCAGCACCGACTACTTGAGCGTTCAAAGCATTGAAACAGGTAATAAATGCATTATTGATTAAATAAATGAAATATTGATAATTATATATATAATAATATTGTCCTGCATTAAATTGGAGACCATTTTCAGTCAAAGTCGGAGGAGGTGGAATTTCAGCGACTGCACTTTGAGGAATATATGTAATATATGTTTGTTGAGTAAATGTTTGAAAAGGTGCTACTGGATTAGTCCATTGAAGACTGACAGAATAAATAGTCAAATTTATATTAGCATTGGGTGCAGGTTGAATTGTTGGGATAAAAACAGGTAAATTAGGAGTGTCTAAAACAAACCGAATGACGCTCATTTCATATTGATTAGTATCGTATATAAATGGGTTGTTTCTGGTTTCTATAAATGTTAATATAGGGGGTTTAGAATTCTGGTTTTCTATATTTGTTATTTGTATATCGTAATATAGCAAGTCAGGGGTTGATACATTATTAAAACTCATTATTATATAATAATACAATATAAAAAAAATTAAATAAAATATAATAATTTTATATTATTTTATTTTTAGGCGTGTTCTTAAACTTTATTAATCCTTTTGAAATAGTACATCACGCCCAAATATTTCTAAACTTATACATGCTCTATTTTTCTTTATATAATTTCCAACCATCTTCTTCAGGTACTAT